CTTGAGGATTTCGGGGTAGCGTGTTCCGCCTCGTGCATCTCTTTCGAGCATGCGCTGGAGCTGGAAGGCTTCACGGAACTGGTTTACGTTAAGCGCTTCGACGAATGATATATCCGCCTGTAGTCCCGTTTGGGATCCGAAGCGCAGTGGATTATTGACGCCCTGGATTGATCCTTCTTTCTTGAGTTTATTGTCCGTGTCCAGGACCAGGCGTGATTCCCCGCCAATGCCATTGGACGATTGATACATGTAGATGTCACCGTCTGTAGAGGTGACAGCGGCGGATCCTGCCAGGTCGAAAGTTACGGCAGTACCTTTTTGTGGCCAGGGAAGAGCCGAGGTGAAATAGTCATGGCGTTTTGTTCGGCGTTTGAGTTCGTAGAAGGTATGAAGATCAGGTCCGTCGCCCGTCGGAACGGCGACCGGGTCCTGAAGGTTTTGATCCCTGTACCACTGATTTACCACCAGCTGGTATGCCCTCAGAGGTAGGGCCGAATGAGATAGGTTAGCGACTCCCACGGGGAGTCCCATGTAATCCTGGAGAGATCCGGTCGTATAACCACCAGCTGGAGATACCATTTGCGGAATCTGATAATCAGTCGGGTCGCCAGGGGCTTCCTGTTCGCCATTGAATTTTTCCCAATTGTCCCACACCAGGCGATAAGGGACCGCAAAGAAGTGCGTGTCCAGGAAGAGATTGTCCATCGGTGGTTTTAGAAGCGTTGCGACTCGTGCAAACATCGTCGCTTTAAGATTGAAGCTGTCCCCAGGAAGGGCCTCGTCGACGAAGAACGGGATGAGCCATCCCTCGTCGAATGTCGTCTTATATCCATGAGAGCGATCGAACGACGATCGCTGAATCTCGGCTTTGGGGACTTGAGAGAAGGAATGCGACATTACTGATTTCATTTGATTTAGGCCTCCGCCAGTTTAGAGAGTTTTTTTGCTTGCAGATCTTTTTTGTATTCGGTGGCCGCGGCCACCATAGTAAGAGGTGTTTTTGGAGTGAACAGAGCGGTTTGATCGTCCCAAGTGCCGATCTCATAGAGCTGGAAGTCTTCTGAATGGTTATATGCCATTGTCTTAGGATCGTTAACCAGGTCTTCGAAGTCTCGAAGTGTCGCTCCCAGAGTGAGCTTGAAATACGGCATTTGGAAAGTTGTCATTTTTGAGTCGAAGATTGAGAAGACTTTGAGTTCCATTATTCCTGTTCCTCCAGTGATCGTTTTAGTTCCCGCAGTTGAGATAGCTTTACGGCTTCCCTTACAGGTAGCCTAAAAGAATCAGAATTAGATACTTTAGTTCGTTTTCCATTTATGACATCTGTGACTTTTGCATCTGTTGCTTTCCGAGATCTCTCTCGTTTAATTTGTTCCAGTCTAGCAGGGTCTTTCTTTCCGTATAACAGATCATAATAGCGTGGGGGTGGAGTTGGCACCCCATTGTGAATGTAGACCCCTGCGGGGTATATATCCTGGTGGAACTTATCAAACCATCTAGCGCCAATCCCAGGCATTCTTGACATACCGATGTACTCGGGTTGTTTGGTTCCATACCAGGATTTAGCGTCTTTTCCATAGACCTTTTTCAGTGTGTACCGAGCCACGTATGACGCTGAGGCTCCGGTGACTTCTCCGATGGTTGAGAATCCATGTTTCCATAGCTCTTCGAGTTCTTTAGATCTATACCATCGGAATGGGTGTTCCTTGAACAGTTGCCGGTCAGGAAAGCTATAGCCAAAAATAAGGGCATGATAGTGGGGCCTCGATAGTTTCGGGCCATATTCTCCGCAATAGAAATAGCGGATTTTCTTTCCTGTTTTTTTTCGTAGCGACTTAAAGAACAGTTGCACATCTCTTTTGACCAGTGAGCCATTTTCGGGCAAGTTCTCGTCGTTATAGGTCAGCGTTACGAACGCATTTTCCTCGTGCATGTCTGCTTCGTGTTTACAGCGTATCGCCCACTGGCGAGCACGCTCCAGGCTACAGCCGACACATTTCCCACAAGGGACACGGAAGGATGAAGGGTCGGACTGTTCATTTTTCTGATTGAACAGGACCACTTTTTTTCCCTGGGCGGTTAACCCGCCCACGGACGCCTGGATAGGCCAATAACACGGCATTTATAAGCGTATGCCACCCCGCATCGGATTGGTACGGTTTCGGGGATGAATCCTCCGAGCGGTACGGGAGAACATTTTTTTGGATTTACGGCGAGACAAGCGACGTCTACGCATTATTTAAACCTCCAGAAACGGCATTTTGAGAGAACTTTTTGGATTTTTGATACCTGCGGTCGTTTAGCCAGCTTTTGAGGCGTATTTGGCGAGATAGCGAAATTCTTTTGCCAAGCGATTCGGCCACAGTCGCATTTTTCAAACGCCTTTGTTCGGCAGAGTAGGCATTCCATAGTGACACAGTTGGTGTCAGTCGTGCTTTATATATCAAGTAGGTTTATCGCACGCCTGATGCCCATTTTGGGCATAAAAGTGGCCGTCCCATCAGGAACGGCCCGTACCGTAGCGGGAGAATCGCTCGTCGGCCTGTCGGCCTTTGCGATTCTGTTGCCGTTAGACATTAATCATCTCGCTACGCTCGCTTAGTCCGTGTACGTCAACGGATTTTTTCGCTTCGCTGTTTGAGAAGAAGAAGCCAACGGCGTTACGGCTTCTTCGATACTTCCGGTGTTACAGCTTCTGAACTTCCAGAAACTGCTGATATTTTATCATTTTTTTGATCTTTTGTCAAATCTTCCGTCGGAGCACCAGGCAAGAGTCCAAGCTGTACCGCTGTATCCCGATTTTCGGGTTTCTCGATGTAGTCGAGCATTATAGCGGGATCATTATTGAACTTGGCTCTTATTTCAGCGGGATACGTCATGAAGAGATCCCGCACCTGGTTGATGGTGTTTAAGAGGGTCTGGTAGTCGGGGACATTAGACACGTCGGCATAGAGTGGAGTCCTGGGCGTGCGTGGAAGCTCGCCCGTCATCTGGTACTTTTTGACAATGTAATTGATATCCGCCTCCTGGGCGTACTCTTGCTTTGTCCTGGTTGAATCATTGAAGTGGATTTGTACCCTGCCTCTATTCGTTTTGATTTCGTTTTTCGGCATAGTGATTTCCTTTACCATGGTGATTGAGAGCCAATTCGTACGTCCTCAGGTTTAATACGGGGCGGAGTGACTTTGCCGACTGTGTCCCCGAGTCCTTTGATTGCCCTGTATGTGACGGAGAGATCCTTGGCGGATCCGAGTATATCCCCGATTAGCGGAGCATAGGTACGTAAGCCCGCAATTAGATCGGGGTTTTGCATTTCTATGCGTTTCATGTTTTCGGCGGAGAACGCCTGGGCGTCCCGTATCCTGGCGTCAGCGGCCGCCGTCCGGAAGTTTTGTTCCGCTACTTTCTCTTGAGTTTTTGTGAGCTTCTCGTCTGCCAATCTGTTTTTAAGATTTTGCGCATTCATGCGCCTTTCCAGGCCTAGCCTGGATAGATCCCTGGCGGATGTTCCGACCACGGTCCCCGTGTCGGAGAGGTCCGGAGCGGAGCCCATGGCGCCCGAAGGCGTTGAGGCTCCGCTGTTGGCAGAGAGGATTGGATTTAGCCCTGCTTTGCGCAGGTCGTCTACTTCTCGTTGATGAGCGGTATTTGACATCCGCTCCTGGAATGCCATTTGTTCCCTGGCCATTTTTTGGGACATCTTGGCCGAGTGATGAGCACCCCATATATTGCCGGCAGTCTGTGCGACGCCGGCTACAGCTTCCGCCCAACCCATTAGAAGTGATCCACGTATCCAGGCACACCGAAGACCGGCATCGGTCGTGCGCATTTCAGCTGGATGTAGGAGTCCAATAGGAAGTGCGGTTCAGAAGTGACCGCAATAATTCTTTCCATCGGGGCGTTTTCCTCGATGAAGGTTGAGTTTAAGGTCGGAAGACTCGCAAAGTCCTGCGAGAGATGCCAAGAGTCCAGAGGCGTTCCGCCTGTTTCATTTGACCGGAATTTTCCGGTGATCTTGGAGTTTTTATATCGGTACTCGGCGTACCTCTCCTGATAAGCCCAGGTTTCCTGGTCAGCGGCGTTGCCTTGAGCGAATATTTCGACGTTCTTAATTTCCTGTTCGCCCAGGTGCGCCAGGGCGGGCCAGTAATGATCGTACCGTGTTTTTCGGATCCACATTCGATCAAGTCCCTGCTGGTAGGTTAGATCGGCTCTGACCGAGAGAATCCCGATAATGATGCAGTGTTCCGTGAATGATTTTGTGAATCCGTGTCCAGAGACAGAGACAGTTCCATAGGCCGCCAGGTTGCCCTGGGGCGTTGTGGCATAGGTTCCCGTCGGAGACGTTTGAGGCACCGAGTGAATAATGACCGGAGAGGTGCCTCCGCCCAGGTACTGGGGCCTTTGTAGGACATCGAATTGAGGATCGGTAACTCCGAAGTGGGCCTTGAGGATTTCGGGGTAGCGTGTTCCGCCTCGTGCATCTCTTTCGAGCATGCGCTGGAGCTGGAAGGCTTCACGGAACTGGTTTACGTTAAGCGCTTCGACGAATGATATATCCGCCTGT